TCAGCCTGTGATGCCGTACCATTCACAACACTCAACACACTCGAACCTTGCACTTGAACCGAAATACGATTCAACACAGTCTCAGCCCCATACAAGTTATTCAACGAACGAATCGGAACATCCGTCACCGCAGTCCCACCCAACACCGCAACAGCCGTCCCAAACGAAACCTGTGTACGAGGATCAAACACAAGCATCCCGTCACGCGACGCATAGAACCGACCATTCTCCGAAACCTGTAAAGCCTGCAAAGCCTCCAAGACGTTCGTATTATCGTCATACGCAACAGTTCCAACAGTTGCCAAACCAGGGTTAATCTCACGCAACGCAGTCGACCAAGCCACCTCATTCCTAGACAAGATTGCACTAACCCGCTCAGACGTGAGCTGTTGCGATGGGGTGAACCCGACAAGGTTCGTTTGAGCTAACTGTGCCAAAGCGTCAACAGCGAGAATCTGTGCTGACGACAACTGTGGCTCATCATATTCAATGTTCAAGTCATAGATGTAACCCTTAAACATCGCAGCCGTTCCAGCCGAACCACCATAAACCTCAACCGCTCGACGTGGGGCAATACCCAAATCTCCCTGATACCAAGGTGAGTCTGTGTTCAACGGGTCGAATGATCTGCCAGATGCACGGTCATCAGCAAGGATGGCAAGTGTTCCGGTATTGAATGTGTCAAGTTGATTGGTACGTCCACGATTGATGGTGATGTTCTGAACATACTCAGTAATATCTATGAAGTCTGTTGTGCCATCCAGTACAGCATTAACATCATTCAACTTACTTGAGTCAAGTGTGAACGCATTAGCCACAAACCCGACATCCAAATTGACCTTAAGGGTTTCCCCCCATACCGCTTGCCTAGACATTATCTAACGCCAACAAAGTTCCCAATAGAACCAAACGAGAACGTCTGCCCAGCGAAGCCAAGATATTCACGCAAATACTGGTCAATCTCCTGACCAACCTCAATACCACTAGCACCCAACCCAGCATTGACCTCAATGTTGACAGTCCCCATACCGCCACCATTAAACAGGCTTCCAGCATTATTAGCCAAAGTACTATCAGGAACAAGGTTCGCCATCGGGTTAGGCATACCACCCAAAACCTTCGGATACTTACGAATCAAATCAGCTGTCGCCTGCAACGAAGCATTGAAATCATCCTGAGCGTTCTTCGTATTAGTGACCGCCTCTTCCCAAGCCTCATACGCTGAAACCTGTTGACGGGTCGCATCCTCAACATCACGCAACGCTTGGTCATAAAGAATGGAACCAACAGTCGCACCAAAGATTGCATCATTCAGCAACCGTTGCTGGTCATTCAACTCCTTAGTCGACTCAGCCTGTGAATCGGTAGCATCCGCAACCGACAACTTCGCCTCAGCCAAGTTAATCTCAGCACGACGAATATCCATCGCAGATGACTCAGGGTCTTTACGAATCTCAGCAAGATTCTTCTCAGCATCAGCAACCGAGAACACAGCCTCCTCAACCGCATACACAGCCCGCTCCTGAGAACGCTGAGCCTTAGCCAACTCAGCCTGCGCAGCCAACGCCTCCGGTGAACCAACACCAAAGCCACGCTCAATCTGAGCCAACCTAGCCTGAGCAGAAGCCAAATCATTATTAGCATCAGTCAACGTGGCGAGCGACTTCTTCTCAGACTTCTGTGCATCACTAAACCTAATCTGTAATGAAGTTGACTTCTTCAACGAATCTCCATAGGACTTCAACTTTTGCTCAGCCGTAACGATTGCCTTCGTTGCACCTTTCAAACCGCTCGTGTCATCACCAGTCAATTCCTCAACTGAACCTTTCAGACCTTGTTGCGCTCGAATGGCTGATGGGATTCCACGCACCGCATAGTTGTCAATACCTTTGGCAACAGAATCAAACTGTTTAGATACTGACCCCACATCAATAAAGTTCTGAGTTGCTTTGTAGAAGTCTTTTGCTGCACCAACGAAGTCACGGGTTGTTAGTTTGAATGTCGCACTTGTGATGAAGAACGCTTTTGCTAAAACATTTATCGCATTAGCAGCACCAAGGGTTATCGCTTTGAATACGCTGATGACCTTTGGCCCAGCGTTACCTGATTCAAAAATCAACTGTTGAAACGCACCAACCAAACCCTTCTCACCCATCACGGTCACGATGCGTTGAACGGCTGGAGCAACATTGTCTACCAAGAACTTTGAGAACCGTTCCAGATATGGCAGTAAGGCTGCACCGATTGATTCAACAATCTCTCCGAACTGTCCACCCAAAATCTTTAACTGTCCACCAAAGGTGTTCGCAGCAGCTTCCGCTGCACCACCGAACTGATCGTTCAACAATCCTAGAACTTTGTCAAAGTCTTTAGACTTCTTGGTTGCATCATCGAGCGGAATACCTAAACGGGATAACGCTGTGAACTGTCCCTGGCTGGCACGAGATAGGGCGATGGAAACTGATGCTAGGTCTCTGCCTGTGGCAATAGAAATATCTTGAGCGAGATTGAGCAGGTCTTGTGATTTGGTGAGGTCACCTGTTGCTCGAACTAAAGTCCCAAGCGAAGCTCGCAACTCGGTATCAGATGTTCCGGTGCGAAGTTGGGTGACCGAAATATATCGCTCAGCCGATTGAGTCAACGCCTCATTAGCACCAAAGGTTTTCTCAAGCTGACGCTGTAACTCTGCCTGCGACTTCTGGTCTTCCATCGCAGCCTTAACTGCCCCAACCAACCCAGCCGTAATCCCACCCAATGCTGCAGTAGCACCCGCAGCCAACAAAGCAAAACCAGGTATCGAATTAGAGACCGACTTCTGTAACCCTTTCAGGCCACCAGACAACTTCCCGAAACCTGAAACAGCACCAGCCGTGTCGGAAATAAACTTAACAACGAACGTCCGCTCACCAGCCATGCGAAGATTCTACTCAATAACAGACAACCCATTCCGCAAAGCAACAAACTCATCAAGCATCGCAGAATACAAAGCCTTCCCCGACAGGCCATCCCAACGAGAAATATCAACAGGCGCATTCCACCAAGCCTCACTCATCATCTCTGAACCAGCACGACGCGCACGAGGCTGACGCACCTGCTTCGAGCGAGGCGACACAGGATTGATGACAGGTTCAACATCCAACCTGAACGACGAATCCAACAACACACCATGACCCTCATGGAACTCAAACGGCTGATCCGGTGCATGCTGAGGCAGATAGAAAATACGAGCAGGGTCTTTAGTCTGAGGGTCACCAACCAACCCGATACGGTCATGCAACTCAGCCCACACAACCCGCCACAACGAAGCAGGCACCTTCTCAGCCAACGGCAAAACCAGGTGATAGTGAGGATCATCCAACCGATGCGAATAAGTTGAATACGCAAACCATTCCAACCCATCCAACCGCGCCTCATCAAACGCTTCACCGTCCATGTCAACAACCAACGCCTCAACAAACCTGACATTCCTGTTACCACGAGTCGTACCCTGGTCATACTCAACCGGAGACCACAACGCCCCCGCAGCCTTGACAGCATTCTCCTCGTGGAACGACAACAGCTCCTTGAGTTGTTGCCAAGACGAAGCCAATGGCTTCGGATAAATAGACTTCACATTCTTGAACAGAACTGCCATAACCCCTCCTACCTAGAGGGTACCCGAAACTCAGCCGAAGTCAAGCCTTATCTTTGAGGGTGTTCAATACCTTCTGAATAGCGTCCAGATATTCGTTGGCGATATTGCCCTTCTCCTTACGGACGGTCTGCCAAAAGAAATAACCTGATCTGCCTCGATGCCGTAAGAACTGCTGGGTTCTAGGTCGAGCCTGACCACCGAACTCCGCACCAAAGAACACGTCACCCCTAGTGACCTTCACCTTGCGCTTGCGGTTCGGGTTTGATTTAGAAACGAACGCAGACTTCTCACTCAACTTGATAGTAGGAATACGGTCACGCCTAGCCCGCATACCCTTCATCACTTCAGTTGCCTGACGAGAACGAGTAACAGTCGCAGCCTCAGCCTTGGCCTTCTGATTCAGATTCTCAGCGACATTCTGTGCAGCCTTACGCATCTCAGTATTGAACCGCTCATCAGCCTTCGCAGCGTCACGCAAAAAGTTTGCGATGCCAACAATCTCAATCGCATCGTTGCCACCAGTAATAGTGACTTGACCTGCTCTACCAAAAACCGCCATAACAACAGACTACTTGTTTAGATGAATTGCTCTCCAACGCAAATAAGCAAACATCGTGAACAACATTCGAGGGTCTTCCGTCAGCAACACCGAAGGAGCGATACCTGTCTCAACGGACAGGTACGCAATCATCCAATGGGCTGACTGGTCACCAAAGGGACGATCACAGCGTCAGCTTGGTTACCCAACTCCAATGCTTCAATGTCGTTAATCCATGAATCAAAATCTAAACCGGTGCGCTTCGTGCGATGTTCAGAATGCCAAGCCAAGAAACCTAAATCGGTGAGAGTTAGTTCGGCCTCAAACTTTGCAACGCTCTTACTGAACTTCTGTTCAAAGGCGATGAAGTCTGGGAACGCAGCAATAATGGTGCGCTTCTTCTGATCCAATGACGACGTTACTTCCAACGCTATTTTCATTTTTCCTCCGCAGGGTTAAGGGTTACTTAGAAAACTTACGCGCCAGTACCAGTCTTAGTTACAGCACCATCGATTGGGTAGGTAACTGAAGCAGTTGCCAAATCGCCAACAGCACCAGCAACAGGAGTCCAAGTCAACGGCAGAACATTGAATGCGTACTGTGGGT